CGTTCTAGCGGCGCCTGGTGACGCTGGGGAAGGGAGGGTGCGCGGCGAGATGGGCGGGTTCATCTGGACTGGCAGGCGAGAGCAGGCTGCCCTCCTTGTGGCCGAGGACCGGCTGAGCAATGCCGAGATATCCGCGAAGGTGGGGGTGAGCCGGCAGGCGCTGGACAAGTGGAAGGCGCAGCCGGAGTTCGCGGCGCGGGTTGCCGCGCAGGTGGAGCAGTTGCGCCACGCGGTGCTCTCTCTCGGGCTGCAGGACCGGAGCGTGAGGCTGGCCGCGCTGGAGGATCGGTGGCGGCGGCTGCTGGCGGTGGTCGATGAGCGGGCGAGGGAGATGGGGGGCCTGGTCGGTGGATCCTCCGGGCTTCTGGTGATGGGCGGGGATAGGTTGATGGTGGATACGGGGCTGCTCCGCGAGCTGAGAGAGATCGAGCGCCAGGCGGCGGAAGAGGTTGGCGAGTGGCGGCGTGGGCCGCCGCAAGGAGATAAGCTGGTGAGGGAGTACGTCGGTGTCGATCTCGGCGAGGTCTGAGGGGCGACTGGCCGAGGTGCGGGTGGTCTACCGGCCGAGCGGAGCGGCGGCGGAGATCTTCCACTGCAAGGAGCCGGAGGTGCTGGTCTCCGGACCGGCTGGGACCGGCAAGAGCAGGAGCTGCCTGGAGAAGGTGCACCTGATGCTGAGCCGGCACGCTGGGGCGCGGGGCCTGATGGTGAGGAAGACGCGCACGAGCCTCACCAACTCCGGGATGATCACCTTCCGTGACAAGGTCTTGCACCCGATGGACGGGGTCCGGTGGCGTGGTGATCAGCAGCACTACGAGTATCCCAACGGCTCGGTGCTGGTGGTGGCTGGGCTGGACAAGGCGAGCAAGGTGATGAGCGCCGAGTATGACGTGGTCTACGTGCAGGAGGCCACCGAGCTGCTGGTCGGTGACTGGGAGGCGATCACTACCAGGCTGCGGAACGGGGTTATTCGGTATCAGCAGCTCATTGCCGACTGCAACCCGGATGCGCCGACCCACTGGCTGCGGCAGCGGTGCGATGCCGGCCGGTGCCTGATGCTGGAGAGCCGACATATCGATAATCCGGTACTGTGGGACGCGGAGCGGGGGGAGTGGACCGCCGCGGGCGCGGCCTACATCGCGAAGTTGGACGCCCTGACGGGGGTGCGGCACCGCCGGCTGCGAGACGGGGCCTGGGCGGCTGCCGAGGGGATGGTGTACGACGGCTGGGACCGCGCGATCCACCTGGTGGATGCGGTGCCGGTGCGACCTGGCCAGAAGGTTGATCCGGCTGGGATTCCGGTGGATTGGCTGAGGTATTGGGTGGTGGACTTCGGGTTTACGAACCCCTTCTGCTGGCAGGCGTGGTGTGTGGATCCCGATGGTCGGGCCTACCTGTACCAGGAGATCTACCGGGTGAAGGGCTTGGTGGAAGATCACGCGCGGCGGATCCTGGCGGTGACCGCCGGCCAGCCGGTGCCGAGGGCGATCGTGTGCGATCACGACGCGGAGGATAGGGCCACGCTCGAGAAATATCTGAGGATGCGGACAGTGCCGGCGCACAAGGCGATCTCCGCCGGTGTGCAGGCTGTGGCCGCGAGGCTGAGGGTGGCGGGTGACGGCCGGCCCAGGCTGTTCGTGGTGAGGGGTGCGCTTGTGGAGCGGGACAGGGATCTGGACGAGGCGAAGCGGCCCTGCTGCAGCGAAGAGGAGGTGGACGGGTACGTGTGGCCGAAGGGGGCCGATGGGAAGCCGGCCAAGGAACAGCCCGTGGGGGTGGATGACCACGGGATGGACGATTGGCGCTACCTGGTCGCGCAGCTCGATCTGGAGGGTGGTCGGAAGGCCACGGGCCGAGCTCGGCCAGAGGGAAGGGAGGGCATGGATTAATGGTTGGAGCCCTTAACACGCTGCCCAGGGTGGTAACGACGGCGCCGGAGCTGCGTGGGGTGGCGGACCGGCTGACGCTGGCGGACCAGGCGAGACTCAAGAGGTATCAGGGGTACCTCGACTGGTACAACGGCAAGCAGTGGCCACGGAAGAGGCAGGGGCGGGCTAACCTGGTGCTGAACTACTGCCGGGCCATTGTGGACAAGGGTGTGAGCTACCTGCTTGGCCAGGCGGTGGGGTTCGACGTAGAGGCCAAGGAGGGGGTGAGGAAGGCAGACGCCAAGCGGGCCGAGGAGATGATCTATCGGGTGTACCAGGATTCCGAGTTGGAGGCGGTGGACATTCAGGCGGCGACCAACGCGGCAATCCTGGGCGACGCGGTCTACAAGGTGTTCTGGGACGCCAAGCGAAAGCTGCCTCGCGTGGTCAACCAGGATCCTCTGAGGTTCTTCGCGACCTGGGCGGAGGATGATCTCTCGACGCTGACGAAGGCACACTGCATCTATCCGCTGTCCGCCGAGGAGGCCGGGCGGCGCTGGGGCAGGGAGTTTCGAGGGGAGCGGGTGGGGGTACTGGAGAGTTGGACGGAGAGCACGCTGGAGGTAATGGCCGGGGACGTCCAGGTGGTGAAGCAGGCGAATCCCTACGGCTTCGTCCCGTTTATCCACATCCCGAACGCTCGGCCGGCCAATGAGTTCTGGGGCGTGTCGGACATGAAGGACCTGATCCCGCTGAACCAGGAGCTGAACGAGAGGTTCAGCGACTTCGCCGACGTGATCCACTTCCACAGCGACCCGCCGGTCGTGTTCAAGGGAGTGAGCGAGCACAGCAGCCTGGCGGTGGGGCCGGGCACCGTGTGGGACATCCCGAGTGATGCGGACGTGTTCCTCCTGGAGTGGAGGGGGCAGCAGCCGGCCGTGTTTGAGCACGTCGACCGCGTGATGAGGGCGCTGCACGACGTTGCCGAGACGCCCAAGACGGCATTCGGGGAAACGGGGAGGCTTCAGAGCGGCGTTGCGCTGGAGATCGAGCTGCAGAGCTTGATCCAGAAGACCATGAGGAAGCGGGCCTGGTGGAGCGTAGGGTTCCGGAAGCGGAACAGCATGGTGCTGCGGATAGCCGAGAGGATGGGGCAGGGGAAGTTCGCACCGTACCGTTCGCGGGTGCTGTGGCCTGCGCTGATGCCGGCAGACCAGGCGGTGGAGGTTGACAACCAGGTGAAGCTGGTTGAGGCTGGGCTCCGGTCGAGGGCGAGGGCGATGGACCTGCTCGGCGAGGAGTCGCCGGAAGAGGAGCAGGCGAGGATCGCCACCGAGGTGGAGACGGTGGCAGCCGCTGCGCCGGCACCGGCGGCGCCTGTGAGTAGGGAGGTCGGGTCGTGAGCACGCTGTTGGATCTGCGATCGGCGCTGCGGCTGCTGCTGAACGATGCGGCCGCGGCCGGCTACCTGTGGAGCGATGGCCAGCTCAACCGGTTCATCAACGATGCGGTCAAGGCCGTGTCGGTGGAGTTGCCGAGGGAGGCGGTGGCAGAGGTAGTGACCGTTGCTGGGCAGGGGGAGTATGCGCTGCCGGCGGGCCTGCTGCGGGTGGTTAGGGTGTGGGATGTGGAGACGGGCAGTGAGCTGGTGGAGGCTGGGGACGCCTACGGGTACGGGTACCGGGTGTTCGGGGGCAAGTTGCGGCTGCTGCCGGTGCCGGCGGTGGGGGGCCGCTCCTATCTGGTGGACTGCCTGGAGTATCACCAGGAGCTGGCCCAGGACGGCGCTGTGTGCACGGTGGGAGGGGGTGACGAGGAGCTGGTGCTGATGAGGGCAGCGGCCATGGCGGTCACGGGCCTCGGGACCGACGAAGCGAAGCGGCGGCGGTTTGAGGAGCGAGCTGGGCAGGCGTCGGGGACGGCGGCGGTGGGCTACCTGGCCAGCTATGCGGCGGGTGTGGCGGGCCGGAAGCGGGTGGTTCGACCGAGTAGTCTGGCCCGACGGAGTGTGGTTGGTGGAGGTTTGGAAGGTGATTGGAGTTAGGGGCATGTGGCGAGGGCCGATCCGGGGAGGAGATGGGAGCGATGTTTCTTTCGTGGGTGCCGGCGACGTGGGCGACGCGGTGGTGCCGGCCGGCGGAGCCGAGGGCGGCATCGAGGGCGAGGCGACTGGGGCCGCTGCCGCTGTTCCGGCCGCGGCAGGGACGGAGATCCCCGAGGCCGATCTCGCCTGCGGTGAGGCGGTGGGGAGCGAGGGAGCGCCGGCTGAGGAAGCTGGGGGCGAGGCCGCCGGCGGACCGGAAGGGCAGCAGATCGAGGCGCTGAGGATGGAGGTGGAGGTTGCCAGGCGGCAGGCCGTGGGGTCCCACCGGCGGGCGCTGCTTGCGGAGAACGCCGGGAGGGTAGTGCCCGCGCTGGTGGCCGGCGAGACGGTCGAGGCGCTGGACGGCTCTCTCGAGATGGCCCGGGCGGCGTACGAGAGCGTGCGAGCGGCGACGCTGGCGGAGCTGGCGGCGACGAGTGGGACGGGCGCGGGTGACGCGCAGCGTGGGGACGCCATTGACGTCGAGTCGATGAGTCCCGTTCAGAAGATCGCGTACGGGCTGAGGCCGGCGCGAGATTAGGGGGAGACCATGCCACTATTACTTATCGAAGCCGCGAAGCTGGCGAGCGACGTCCTGCAGCGCGGGGTGATCGAGACGATCATGAAGGAGTCGCCGATCCTGCAGGTGCTGCCGTTCATGACGATCGAGGGCAACTCCTACAAGTACACGCAGGAGAACACGCTGGGCGCGGCGGACTTCTACGCGGTGAACTCCGTGTGGGTGGAAGGGGCCGCGACCTTCACGCAGCAGTCCGCGACCCTGGCCATCCTGGGCGGGGATGCCGACGTGGACAACTTCATCCAGCGCACGGCGTCGAACGTCCAGGACCAGATGGCGGTTCAGGTGGCGAAGAAGGCGAAGGCGGTGGCCCAGAAGTTCGAGGAGACCTTCATCTACGGGAACGTCGCGTTGGACCCCAACGCTTTCAAAGGGGTGGCGAATCTGATCGACAATGCGGGTCAGATCGTGACGGCGGGGCCGAATGGGGCGTCGATGACCCTGGCGATGGTGGACGACCTGATCGACCGGGTGAAGGGCGGGAAGCCGGACATGCTGCTGATGAGCAAGCGCAGCCGGCGGAAGCTGAAGAGCCTGCTGCAGGCGAGCGCCCACTACGTGGAGAGGGGCGA